ACGCAATCATATAGCCTTCAATGCCAAATAATTCCCGATCTTTATCCTTTGTTGTTTCAATAAAAAACTTTGCCCATGCTTGAGCATGAGGGTTATTGTGTATGCTCCTGTCGTAATCCATCACTCTTTCTCCTTCGTGAACTCTGTTATTTCTACATGACTGACTTCAGAAAATAGCACGTTCATAAGAGCAGATTTCAAGTCGTTATTTTCTTCCCGCAATCGCTCAATCTCAACTAATAGACTGTCGTATTTTGATGCAAATTCCCAATACCTAGCTTCAAGTTCCCGCAATCGCTCAATCTCGTCGGCGGCATCATCGGGTATATTGCTTTCTTCACCACAACCTTCATACAATGGGCGGGTTCTCAACCGTTCAACGATATCCATCATTATTTCTCCGGTGCGTTTTGTGCGTCCTTCATGACAGAAAACCAATCAGCGTCACCGTTTTTAAGAAAGTTCCGTATTGCTTTTGCGGCTTGTGCTGGTGTTACTTTTGAGAAACTGTCTGAAAGTTCTCTCCAGAAGTCTTCATCTTCACTACCGCTTTCAGCTTCTGCAAAAAATAATTCAAATGGTGGATAGAATAATTCTTCTAGTTTGCCTCGTTGCGAGTTAACATACCAGTCTGCTCTTTCTATGGCATTATTATCATAAATAATTGAGCCATTTTCTGTTGCTACTGGTTCTTCCTTATTCAGAAGCCAACACCATCCACCGATACAAGCGACTGTGCCGCAATCGTAGTCGCTGTTTGCGGTGACTTCTAAATTAAAGTTTTTTTGGTTAGGCTGTGGCTCAATGCCAACATCAACGACACCATTTCCTCTATTGGTATGGATTAACTCATTTGCTTCTAGCATTTCTGCTACAGCCAACAGTGCTTCCCGCAAACCTTTTTTAATGCCTAAATCAATATCATTATTCATGTTACGTTTTCTTTCCTATTGTTGTTTCAGGGGGGTTAGATACCTTTTGTCCTTGGACATCAGGTACGTCCATCACTCTTTCTCCTTGAGCGCAGCACATTTATGGACTGATGGTTGGAAATAATTAGGGCCGTTATATCCACAAAGACAACACGGCGCTTCTTTCCACAATCCACGTTTAACAGCTACCGTTCGCAACCGCTCATTCTCTGTTTTCAATTTGTTGTATTCATCAACAAGATTAATTGTCTCAACGGTTTCCATCAGGTATCCCCTTCAATGTATCCGTTGTGGCCTTCCTCAAAAACAAACTATCGGCTCTTGACACAAACCCAACCGCATCAAGCAACGCTTCCCGCAACTGCTCGATAATCTTTTTGGAATCTTTCAAGATATTATCTTCTCTTTGATCACCGACCCAAAAGTCTTCCGTTTTTATCGCTGCGTCTAACCGTTCAATGATATCCATCACTCTTCCTCTAATGCGGGGTTGTTGCAAACAATAAACTCCGTTTTTGTTAATTCTGGTTCCCATACCGTCCAGATAAAATCCATCGTCGGAGATGATTTAGTAACACGCTCGTCAAACTGAGGCCGCCAGTTCAAACACAATATCTTGGATGGTCGCCTGTCGTAAAACAATTTTGTCCGTCTGACAGCGTGCCAATAGGTCGATTTGAGTAACATCGCGGCGTAGGGGTATCTTGTTGCTTTTCTAATGAACTCAACAGACAAGCTGAACGGTGGGTTAGTGATGCAAGCATCTACATCCATCATGTCAGCCGTTAAAAAATCGTTCTCAATATCTGTCCCAATTACGCTGTCAAATCTTGTCTTTAGCACATCAACCATGTGGTTCTGCCCACAAGCGGGTTCCCATACACGCAAGCTAGAAGGCCAATTAACCGCGTTTAAGAACGCTTGTGTTACTTCTTTTGGCGTTGGATAAAAATCGTTTTCTTTCCTGTTTTTTCCATAGCCTATAATTGTGTTTCCAGATAATGCCATCACTCATCATCCAATGCGTCTTGTGCAATTTTCTGTGCTGTCGCTATAGGTGGGACACCAAACTCAGGGTCGCTTTCCATATTGGCAATCAAGCGTAGCACTTGCTTCAGCCGATTAATTTCTTTTATAAATGTATCCATCAATTCAAATCCAAATTTTTTATCTTCCCGTAGCTTTATGATCTCGTCGGCTGCCTCGGCACACCACTCGCCTTCTTGGCTCCAGCTTATGTCAACGGTTTTTAGTCGCTCAACTATGTCCATCACTCTTCCTCCCAATATTTGCTTTCCCAACCTTCATTCCAGTAGCCCCGTCTTGGGTCATCTGAAGGCCAAGGGTTTGCATCTATCAAATACCCATCCCTAAACGCCATCCTGCCTTCTGCCCGTGTTGTATTTGGATGGGCAACGAGGTCGAGAAAAGCATCTAAAGACATCTTCATTGTGCTGTCAGTCATCTGATAATCACCTTGATCTTGATACCGTGAAACAATTCCGCTGCCTTCTTCCTGAGACGGTACGCGGCATCCTTTGCCGTCCCTGTAGACTTTAACTCCTCAATGATCCGTTCACCCTTTAGCGTGTAGGCAAAGTCTGCCGTGTAGGTGCAGTAGTGTTGGTCATTGATAGAGACACGAAACTCAGGTTGCAGTTCAAGATCAGAGATTTCTTTGGCCCTGACCCACAGCTTGAGTTCCGCATATCGCTTCATCTCCTTCTTGGACGCAAACGCAATACCATCTAACGTCCTCTCGTCGATTGGCGACACTGCAAATCTATTTTTATTTTTTATCATCGTCAAGCCCCCTTGCAATATTATTTTTTTGGGTTATGTTTCTGTTGTCAAACAACGCCACAGGGAGATTAGGCATGGCAACATCGTTTTTCAATGACATTGAAGACTTCAGTATTACCTTCACATATTCTGATCAGGCAAACAAGACGGCAATGCACATTCTGATCAACACTGCACCTCGGATTGAGGGCCAAGCGGTGTCTCATGAAGAGGCTGTTCTCATGTATCGTGGGACACCTTCTCAGCTGCGTGAGAAGCTCGACGCCGAGCTTAAACACTTCATGGCTGCAAATGTATGAGGACTACATCGCAGGTCATGAATGGGGATGGATATTCATGGCCTGTTGGGTGTCTGGGACTCTGCTTATCTACTTTGCATTCTTGCAGGTTCAGAAGTGGAGAAAGAAAGACAATGATCCATATCGTGATGAAAACAACTTTGGGAGACACTAATGAGCATACTCGATAACCTTGGCCTGACGCCGGAGCAGAAGGCATTCAGACGCAATAGCCTTGGCGGCTCAGATGCCAATATCATCATGTCCGGCAACGACGAGAGAATACTTCAGCTGTGGAAGGAAAAGAGCGGCAAGGCAGAGGGTGAAGACCTGTCTGAAGTTCTTCAGGTCATGCTTGGCTCATTCACTGAGTCATTCAACCGCGCATGGTACGAGAAGAAGCATAAAAAGATCGTCACAAATGTAGGCGACCAGATGATATGTCTGGATTATCCATTCATGGCCTGTACGCTTGATGGAATGGTAATTGGTGGCGTGTGGGAAGCAAAGCACGTCTCAGCCTTTGCCAAGGAAGATGAAGTCCTTGAGAAGTATATGCCACAGCTGACACACAACATGATTGTCTGTGGGGTTGATTCTGCTATTCTTTCAGTCATCTTTGGCAACCACAAGCATGAGACATACAGCGTCTCTCTTGATCCTGATTATGCTGCAAAGCTGATCGCCGCCGAGGAAAACTTCTGGAACTGCATCCATAACGATATTCAACCAGTTATCGTACATACAAAATATCAAGGCCCAGTCGAGCGTAAGGTTGATATGTCGGGGAACAACAGTTGGAGCGCAGCTGCCGCTGACTTCCTTGGCTCCCTTGACCTAGCAAAGCAACATGACAAGGCTAAGTCCATACTGAAAGAATTGGTTGAGGACGATGTTGTCGAGGCTTCCGGCCACGGCATCATTGCAAAACGATCAAAGACTGGCGCTATAACCATAAAGGAAACCAAATGAAGACCTCAGAACAGATCAATGAAATCGCAACTGCTCTTGCCAAGGCACAGGGTGAGGTTGCAAACCCTGCTTTCAACAAGACCAATCCGCACTTCAAATCATCCTACGCAGACCTGTCGTCTGTCCTGAATGCTGTGCGTCCAGTGCTATCCAAGAACAATATCTCGATCATGCAGATGACTAACCTAGAAGAAGCCGGAGTTGTTCTCTACACGCGCCTGACCCATGCCAGTGGACAGTGGATTGAGTCGGTTTATCCAGTGACGGCATCTGGGAAGCATCAAGAGATTGCAGCTGCCTTGACCTATGCCAAGCGACTAAGTTTGTCGGCAATTGTCGGAGTTGCAGGAGAAGACGATGACGACGGCAACGAGGCTAACAAGGCTTCTGTCGCCGCCAAGGCCGCTCCTAAACCTGCTCCTGCCTCAAAGATGAGCGTAGCAGACAGCAACAAGGCCATGAACGATATGCTTCTTGATCTTGATGGCTGTGCAACCAAAGAAAACCTTCAAGAGTGGGCGCAACGCAACTCCAAGAAGAAGGGTGAACTCTTGGAAGAGCATCAAGAGGAAATCACTCAAGCGTTTCAGAAGGCACAGACCCGTATCAGGGAAGCCGCTCAATGAGCATTCCGACACTCATCATGCGACGGAGCGGGGACAAGCTAGTCCCCGTTACGGAGTGGGATAGGGAGCATTTGCTTGAAATCCCTGAAGGGAAAGACCTGTCGGTCAAGACATCACGGTCGCGCAGTTCCAAGCAACACAGATTATTTTGGTCGTTAATGAAGATAGTTGTGGATAACCATCCCTACTATTTAAGGCCGGAACAGTTGGTTGAATGGCTTAAAGTGCGGCTTGGATACGTTGAAGAAATCATGTTCCACGATTGCAGTGCGATGATGAAGGTATCGTCCATATCGTTCTCTTCTATGGGGCAGGATGATTTTCAAAATTTCTTTAATCTGGCTTTGCACGTCATCATAACCGAGGTTGCCCCGATTGGTAGGGAGCAGCTTCTTAAAGAGGTTGAGGATGTTTTAGGGGAGAAAATGGAGTCATGGGTAATTCAGTGAGAACACATGGTTGGACTAAGGAAGAACTCGATATTGTCGTCCGCATGGCAAACGACGGCAGGACTGCATCTCAGATTGCTATTGCTCTGAAAACTGGGAGAACGCGCAATGCTGTTATCGGCGTCATCAATCGACGCAAGATATCCTTGCAGATCAAACGCCCACAACCGCCTCCGAGGAAGCCAAGGAAAACTGTCGTTCTTAGCATTGTGAATGTCAGGGTTCCTCGTAGCAATCCTGATCCTCCAAAGGCTGTGGCGGCGGTAGAGAAGTTTGTCGCCCCGCTGAAGCGTCCAGACGTGGAGTATGGGCCTACTCTCTTCACTGAAACTGAACGTGACCAATGCAGGTTCATCATTGGCAGGAGAGGCCACGATTCCATCGTTTGTGGAGAGCCAATATTCAAGAAAAGTTGGTGCAAGCATCATTACAAAATTGTTTATGTCCCGCCTGAAAGGAGAGCTAAATGACTATTGAAGTAATATTGACGCCTCACGATCTCTCCATTTGCCGCATACTTGGAAACATGAGAACGATGGTTGCCCGTGGTGCGGCTGTAAAAGACACGCAGATGGGCAAGCAAGACCCGTTAGACATTGATGAGAATGGAGTGATCGGGGAGTATGCTTTTTGCAAGCACTGGAACATCTTCTTTGACCCGACTGCTTATCCCAGAAGCGGAAGCCCAGACTGCATACTTCACAATCGTCGTTTTGATATAAAAACAACGACGTATGAAAATGGCCGACTGACCGCGACATTAAAAAAAAATAACGACATTGATTGCTATGCCTTGGCTATTTTGAAAAATAACAAAGTCATATTCCCCGGATGGGTTTTTGCTGACGAATTATGCACTGAAAAAAACATTACCAATTTGGGGCATGGCGATGGGTATGCTTTGGAGCAATCTGCATTTACGGCGTGGAAGCAATGATTGAGGACATGGGGACCACTAAACGTGGAGGTCTATCAACGAGGAGAAAGCTAAAGATATGGGAACGAGAATCAGGAAAGTGCGCGATCTGCTCCGCAAAGCTAATGGCGGGTCAGTTCATATACGAGCATATGAGGGCGTTGGAACTGGGGGGGACGGACACGGACGAGAACATCAGGCTGACTTGCCTAACCTGTGCAAAGGAGAAGACCAAGAAAGATCATCAGATTACGGCCAAGGCCAAATCCCAAAAATCGTCATATTTGGGCCTAAAGACCGTCAAAGCACCGCTACCTTGCGGGAAGAAGTCAAAGTGGAAAAAGAAACTGAACGGACAAGTAGTCCTAAGAGGAGAATGATTATGAATAGAAGTGATTTGCGTCATGCACTGGACAGCACAGCTGCCGCCTTTGCAATCATAGATGAAACGTATGGGTTTGCAGACCTATTGAAAAAGACAAAAGACTTTGCGGCTATTAGGCTCGGCACGGAAGTCGATGACCGTATGATCGGCATCATCATGGCGGCGTTTGCAGATGCCAAGTACAGCATTCTTCCAGAGCGCATGGACGCCTATCGTGAGTCGGCAATGTGGATGGCTGTCGTTGCTAACAGCTTGGACGACAAGGGCAATCAAATGCCTCGCATACATAAGGGACTTGAGGCGGCGATGCTTGGGATAACCAATGAAGCCAATGAGGAAACTGGTAATGAGTAAGTACAGCAAGGCAGTAGACGCTATCCTTAATCGAGATTTGCACTACGGCATAATGATTGACTACATGAGGATCGCCAAGAACATTGGCAGCAAGAAGTTCATGTCTACAGACGAAGAACTTATTGAAGCCCTCAAGTGCAAGAACAAGTCTCTATCGTCTTTGAAACTTGGGACACTATGGAACCTTGGGCTTGTGACAAGGGAGCCAAAGCCATCCAATGTCAGGCACAAAGGTAGGTTAGGCTTTATCTATACGATCAACTGGATTGAGTAATAAATTGCCCCCAGACTATAAATCTGGGGGTTTTTTTATCTGATCATGTTTGAAAGGGGAGCAAAGACTGGTTCTTTTTGCTTGGGCTTATTTATAATTTTACGAGCATTTATCATTTTTTGCTCCATCTTGTTATTCAGCCACTCTATGCGTCTTTCCTTCTCCAACGGGGAGAATTTGTTGTTGTTTTTTATATCCTCTCTGGCCTTTTTAATCTTTGAAAGCTCATCGTCAGTTTTGTTTAAAATCCCTACAGGACCGACGCCCCATAGGATTGTATTGCCAGAAGGTCTGCCACCAGTTTCAATTGAAAGTTCTTTGACCTCGGCTCTCAAATCTTCGTCTTTTGGATTTCTCCTGAGCTTCTTCAGCGTGTCTCTCATCTCATTGGCTTTGCCCAGCATATCGTTACGAGCATTGTAGTACCGCTCTTCCTCACGATCTGCTGTCGGACCAAAGCTACTTGCCACCGGAATTTTTTCTATCGGGGTTTCTTTGCCAGCGTAAGCATTCGTCGCCCAATTATAAAGTCCGTTGACTGTGCGTCCCAATCCACCGACCGCCCACGCTCCGGCATAATCTACCCAGCCCGGATATAGATCAATGCCTGTGTTCTTATGCACCGCCTGAGCAATAGTCACTCCGGCAGGGGAATTGGTCGAGAAGTATTGGTCTGACTTAGGAACGCCTTTGTTCCATTCAGCTTCAGTTGGGACGATTGGTTTCCCTGATGGTTGCTGCTTGTTGGTAAAAATATCAACAAACGGATCAGCCAGCGTTGGGGCTATGATGTTCAACAATGAGCCACGGCCCAGAGGGTTGAAGGCATCGACGGTGTTACCAACCACATTACCCGCAGCCTTCCACGGGTCTACCTGACCAGTGAGAACCATCGCCATCTGTTCGCCAAGGTAATACGGAATCTTCAATCCAAACGCCAACGGGATACGGATATATTCATCCTTCCCCTTGCCGTACTTGATGATTATGGAACCTTGACGCGCATACTCAGGAATATTGCTGTAGTTCTTCTTGTCCTTTTCAGCCTCATCATCATCTGAATTTGCAAGGTTAAGCAAAGTTATGAAGAACCCAAGCGGAATTAGAGAAGCGTAGACCAGTCTGGCACGATTGTTCTTTGCCAGCAGCCGTATCATTTTCAGAGTGCCTTGAGTGTTGGCATTGTAGAAAATGAAGAGAGAATTAAGAAATGGCCCCCACGCACCACGGCGATTGAAGTTAACCGTGCTTTCAAGCGCAAGTTCAGCAGACTTTGCCGGAGAGTAGTATTTCCGTGCAGCCCGATACATTGCAAGGCGTGTAGCATTTTCCAACGGCTCAGCCATATGGTCGAGCGCGGCAAATACTTTTTTGATTGCCCCAAGTGCTTTGAGTTGCGCCTTCTTTGGCATATTCCCAAATGTTAATGGGTCGATGCCGCCAAGGATTTCTTCCAATTCTTTTGCAAGGGACTTGATCTCATTGAAACCATTGTAGCTGATCTTGCCACCAGCCATGCTCCATTCATCAGCAATCTGCAATTGATTAGGAGTAGCTTGACCAGAGGCAATCATAATAGCCTGCGTCAATGCAGGGATGTATTGCGATACAAATCCTGCCGCAAGTTTGGGGTTCTGGGCAAACGCTGTGAACAATGCTTCTTGGAAGTCACGGCTCATGTTTGGAAGCAAGAACGCCGGATTGCGTGAGGTCTGGAGCTTTGAGAAGAAACGCCCAAAGCTACCAACCCATTCCGGAACCTTTGTAAGTCTTGCTACCCCCATGCGCTTATATGCTTCAGCAAGAGGGACGCTGTTAAGCTGAATGTAATACGGAATGCCGCCGATCTTGGCGACTACCACATTATCATCGTACCTCTTGGACATATCAGGCACTGTTTTCACAATGCCATCAGCACCAAGAACGCGCTTCATGGGAACCTTGTCTATCACCCATGCTTCTTTGTTTGGATACTGTCTGGCAAGTTTTAGAAGAGCCGTCGCAGCCTTGTTCTTTTCAGACCGGATAATTCCTTCTTCAGACTGCATGATAGCATTCAAAAGAGGGTTGCTTGAAAGACTCTTACGACCGAGGGCAATTTTTGTTTCATACTTTGAAACGCTGATGCCTCTACCAAGATTAGGACCATTGCTATCTTCTTCACCGTCAAACTCGGCAAAGCCCTTCAATGGAACATAAAAGTTGTAAGTGTCTTTCCACTTGTCATATGTGCTTTGATCTATCAAACCGCTTTGAAGACGTAACAACCTGTCACCTTCAATGATTTCATAAACTTTTGCAGCGACCTGCTCCAAAGCAGGTATCTTTCCTGCATTTGTAAACTCATCAAGGATACCCTGTGCCGTCTGGTTAGCCATGCCGGAGCCGCCATCAGTGCCAAACTTTTTAGGGTCTTTCTTTGCCATCTCGGCATTGCGCTCAACAGCGTGTTTGGCAACGAGATACAAGCCAATATCATCTTTGCTGACTTTCAAATCTTTCATCAGCTTGAACATCGGATCAAGCTTGTTCTTTCTGAACTTTCCAAGCCTCTCAGATGTACGAGATGCCATCAATGTCTGAGCAAGATATGCGTTTAATCCTTCTGGCAAAGGAGCGCCGCGCATATCTTCAATTTCCATTTGGATTTGACGCAGCTGATCAAATTCATCAGCAAAGTCTGTTGTGAATTTAGCTATCTTTCCAAAGTCAGGCTCTCTGAATGTCGGTTGCTGGAACGTCGCAGCCGTTGTTGTCATGCCATTAGCGGCATTCATAGCCTCGATCTTCTTGATTATGGATTCGTCAAACGAGAACATACGCTGTGAAGACAATAATGCGGTTTGATCCTTGTTCCACATTGAAATCTGACCTTCAGCCCTTTTGGCAATGTTGCCGAGGTACTGGTTCTTCATCAGGCTTTCAATGTTGCGATACCCATTACCAGCCATCCAATTGCGGACGCCTTCAAGGATTGCGTAGAGCTTGTCAAATATCGTCCTAATCGCACCGGGTATTTTTAGCTTGTTCTGGTTAAATCCATTATCAGAATACGCCCCATACAAACCCGCCGAGTACGCAAGTACCTCTGCACGGTCCATAGTGTTAACTGATTCTGGCTTATAGCCATTTGCAATCAGAAAGTTCCTCAAACGAGGCATGGCAATATCACGCGCCTTCCGCTCCTGATCCGTGTAGAAATTACCAGTTTCAAGAACATGGTCTGCTTCATGGTATGCCGTGCTGGTTATTTCCAACGGGCTATGAGCAAGGGCGACGACGACACGGGCCACGCCGTCAGGGTCAATAACTTGATACCCTTTTGGTTTCAAATTTTCTATCGAGCCTGTATAGCCTGATGAACGTGCTTCTTGCAGCGTTATAACACCTGCTTCAATGTTTTGAGGCGTCTCAACACGGGTCTTCTTACCTGTTACACGCTCAATGATCTCGGCAACTGCCTTGCCCATGTCATCAAACTTGCGCTGCCCAGCTTCTACAGTCCGCGTTGGAAGCCCCATAGATGGCTTCTTCTCCATTATGAAATTAGGAGCATCAAACTTTGCTCCCAAATCCAATATCCTTTGGAAGGCAACTTCTACTCTGTCGCTACGTTCACGCACTGTAGCTCGCATTGAAGACTTTTTACTGGTGAAGTCGCCCAATACATCAATGAGTTTCTTATCCAGATAGTATTTACCACCAACGGCTTTTGATTTAGCCGCCATGATTACATACTCGTACCCACCATAGGCATACTCTAATTTAATAGAAATATCTTGGTTCTTGGAAGTTATTGTTTTTGCTGCGCTATTTGCAATAGCGTTTATAATATCTTGAACAGTTGATGCTTCTTTTTTAGCGCTGCCTTGGGCTTCATCAAGAGTCTTCACAGCTGTAGGCATCATAATGCCTTGCTTGATGCGGCCATCATCAGTTGTAAAATTGATGATGGTTCCTCTGCCGTCAAACATATTGAACGCTGATAGAATGTTACCAGTCGCTATGATCCTTTTCTCGCGGATGTCAGACGTGGCAAGATCATTAAATATCTTGACCGTCATCTCGGCAGGGTCTGCATAGGTAATCGGATTGATTACAGTTCTATTGCCACCGATCTCGCCACCGATCTGGATTTGCGAGAATGGGATTGTCAAGATTGGCTGGGCAGCTGGGATTGCAAGAGTTACTCTCCAGTCGCCAAGAGCCAATGGGTTCTTTGTTTTCTTGCCCTGCTTTACGTCCAAAATTAAAGATACAAATGTTTCTCCATTTTGAGAAAAGATACGGACTCTTTGTCCGGGGATCATAACTTCACTTGTAACATTGAAAGCATCAAGGATGGCGGCAAGGCGCTTCTCTTCTTTCTCAGCGCGTTTTTCATCCGTGTTATCAATAATTTCACGCTTATAAATGCGGAAATCTTTTACAGCGTTAGAGTATTTCTCATTCTGTCCACGCCGGAACAGATTTGAAATTTCACCCAGTGCTTTAACATCATCGCTAGAAATTGTTGCGTCACTGCCTTGATCTTTCATCAAACGGTCAATGGCGTCACGGATCACAATAGGCGCACCCTGCTTCTTAATGCTGTATTGTCCAACCATAACAGCAGCAGTGAACGGGCTTGTCCCTGTTCCTTCTCTAATGGTTCTTTCTTCAACCAACTGAGCATCTAAATCCAGCGTCTTGGCTTCAAGGGTGTTAATCCCCTGAGCTTCAAGCTGCTCAATCATATCTTTGTAGTTCTGCTCAATCTCTTGATATAGCTCTTCTTGCTGGGCAAGAGGCAACAGAACCATACGCCCTGTCATCTTACGCATCATCCCATCATTGTCTTTTACTGATGGGGAAACATCGAGACGTGCTGCTACATCTGGATTTTCAGACAAATATTGTTGTGCTACATCGTCTCCGTACTCATTCATAAAGTCCAAAACATTTTCAGCTGACAACGCACCTTTGCGAGATGCCGTTGTATTAGCACTGAGAGATGCCATCTTCTTTGCCAACACAGCTGCCGGGCGTTTCTCCGCAGGGATGTTGGCTATAAGCTGGATATACGATGGCAGCACAACTTGTCCGGTACGATGAACACGCCCAAGCATCTGCATATGCGTGTCAATGTTAGCTTCTGGCTGAACAAGGATCATTTGCCGAGGGCTTTTATCTTTAAACTTGGCACTTGCATGAAGTGACAGACCAGTTGCCCCTGCTTGATTTAACAGGATGACATCAGTTTTACCGGAGTTAAAATCGCTAATTGTCTTTCTGCGTCCTTCAATAGACGTATCGCTTGATGGGCGGGAAGATATCACAGGATATTGACCTTTATAGTCAATGGTTGTTGACCTGCCTGTAATCTCGCCAACGGTGTACCCATTGGCTTCCAGCTGGTTCTTCATGTAATCCAGAGGAGATATTGAAAGGCCGGAGAAATCTCTGCTGCGGATTGCATTTCTAATGCTTTCAAATAGCGCAACCCCACGTTTGCCTAACATCTCATCTGTTATGTACAGTTTTTCTCCCGGACCTTTTGTAAATGGCTTTTTGATAGTGATCTCACGGGTGCGATTCAAATAACGGAGAAGCATATCGCCCATATCCAAATCAAATTTATCGCCCTTCTTCAATCCTTCCAGTTCCATCTGTTGGGTGATGAATGACTCCATTGTATTGGCAACGGTGAGAACTGGTTTCTTGCCTTCTTTAAGAGCTTGCAACGCTGCTTCAATCGCTGGACGTGCCTTCATAGATAGAAGCATCTGCCCAACAAGGTTGTGCATGATAGATGTAAAATTGCTTGATTCAGCACCAGCCCCACCGACTGCCCCATCAGCTGTTACTGATGCAGCACCTTCTTTTACATCTTCATCTATTTTCTTAACGATATCGGCCAAGAATTTTGAGAAATCTTGTATTTCACCCAATGACCCAGAGAAGTCATCGTATGTCTTACGATCAACTTCAACCAATGGGGCATCATAAGTAACGCCAGCAAATGATCTTTCACGACGGATATACTGGCCAGCCTCTGCAATCATGGCAGCATTGATCTGCTGAAGTGGTACGCCGCCACGGGCAAACAGCTCTGCAAGTTCAGACGGGCTTGATACTGCCAAGCTCATATCTGTTTTGAAATATAGGTCCATAACATCTGGACGCTTTGCATAGGTCGCGGATGAGTAGAACGCAGCCTTTGCCCGGCCAACAAGATCGCGGACAAAAGCGGCCCTATTCATTGCCCCTTCTTGGTCTTCACCACCGCTGCCACCAGCATTATGACTTTCATCAAGAATTATAATGGCATTTTCAACGATAGAACTTAGGAAATTTTGACGCTCAGTTTCTTTGCCTTTAACCGTTTGCATCTGGTTATAGGTCGTAAAAACTACATCATTTGTTTCAATATCGCCTTTTGAGGCGTACTTTTTAAGCAAATCGTTATGGGATTTTGAATCACCAGTTTTGATGAAAATCGTTCCATCATCATTCAATGGAACTTTTTCATTGGAATTTGTCATAAAAATTCTTGGCCTGAGAGCAGTAGGCTTTGAACCCAACATTTTAGGGATGCCAATATCTTCCATGTCACGGTACATATCGGCATAGAGATTTGGTTTTTCTGTTACAAAAATTGGTGTCAGGTTTTGCTTCAAAGCATATCTGATAACGGCTGCGACTACTCGGCCTTTGCCAATACCCGTCTGGTCGCCAATGATAAACCCTGCGTTCTTCTCAAAGTTATCAATTGCCAAAGCAATGGCGTCTACCTGCTCAGCTGAGAAATATGTCTCAAGCTCATCGACCTTGTACCCAAGACGATCTGCCACAAAACTATCAATGCTGCCGTACTTCTGATCCACTCTTTCCAATGCAGCCATGATCGAGTCACGCATATTGATTGGAACAAGCGTACCAAGGCCAATAGTTTTCACCGACGTAGGCGTATAAGAAACCTGACCAGATGTTTCTTCTTCACCTTGAATTTTTTCACGCTCAGACGGTTTTTGTTTTTCAAACTTTGTCTGTTGTTCAACAGGCTCAGGAATAATTTGAGGAGCCTTTTCCTCAGTGACGGTTTGCTCAACAGCACCACTAACCAATTCATTATATTGGTTGGTAACATCTTGTTGCGATGTCATGCCTTCTTTGTTGACGCCGGGATAATTTCTGACCGACTCATAGAACGACACAAGATATGGCTTAATAGCGTCACCAAAATCTGCAATCATTGCTTTGGCAAAATCACGGAATTTTTTAATTCCAGCTTCAATATAACCACCAGCAACGATAAGGCCGTCAAGCATCATTTCAGGATCAAACCCAGCATTTAACTGGGTTTTAAACCTGTCTTTCATCCTTGCCCTAGCAGCTTCAATCTTGTCAGTTGTAAATATTGTATTGTTCTCAAACAGCTTTACTCTGTCAGCAGGAGCCAGCTCGCCCCCTCGCTTGGGCTTCCCGCTCTTAACGCCTTCTTCAGGTTTGGAAGAAACAGGGGGTTGAACAGGAGGAAGTTGCTCGTCAGGACCGCGCTCAGGAATTCTTGTGTCGGTTCCAGTTGTGGGTTCCCGCTCAGAAGGCCGTTGTCCGACATCATCCTTACCACGTCCTCCTTCTCCTGCTCCTGCTCCTGTTCCGACATCTGGCTGAGTTGGTTTGCCCAATGGCTCCGCAATTGGCTCAACAACTTTTCCACCATATCCATTGTTTAGTTTCTCCCCTATCTGTTCCCAGCTTGTTAGTATCTGAGGTGGGCTAACAGCAGGAAGAGGCAACGACGATTTGCCTTTCCCGCGTATTGTAATTACGTCAACAGGCCAACTTGCCCCCTGCTTTGAATAAAGTTTTCCATCCGCAGTGAAGTGATCAACCACGTTGTAGTTGTCATAGAGAACTTTGTAGAACTCGCGCTTTGCTTTGCCGTTGTAAGCAGCAGAACGATCAGGAGCTTGAGGGTTTACACTGCCAACGATAAGGACCGCACGGCCATCAGGGGTCATCTCTTCAAGAGATTTCAAAGCAATGGCATGGTCAATTTCTGTTGTCTTATAATTCTGTTGGATAAAGCCCATGTCATAGACTTTTGAGTTCCCATTCTCGTCCTTAACAGAACCAAATGGAGGATTTGCAATAATCACTTCAGCTGATTTGTTAGGAGAAATCTGGGCAATCATAGCCGCATCATGGCCAGTAGGAGTAAAACCTTGCTTTTGAAGGTTCCGGCGACGGACGGCATTCAATTCATTTGCGTATGACTTTGACTGATCTGCCTCAATAAGGAGCGCACCATTACCCGCTGTAGGTTCCAGAACAGAAGAGTTCTTGTCGATGCCAGCAAGGCGAGATGCCACATACGCCAATGGAACAGGCGTAGAGTATGCCTGCTGCAAAACGCTGGTTGACGTTCTTGTAGAAAGGTTTGGTTGCTTATTATACAGGGCAACCAACTCATTGTATGTCTCTGTTGGAGACTTGCCTTGATCAACAATATTTCTGGCCTGCTTGACCGTTGCAAGCTCGATAGACTCTTCAATCAGTTTTTGATCTTCTGAGCCTACTGTTTCCTTTGCCAATTTCCGCGCATCAACAATGTTTTTGAAACCTTCACCTTGAAGCCTTGAGGTAAACGCATTGGAAAGTTTATCAATGTTGTCTTCTTCCAAAGGAGGCACAGGGTTTTCAACGGCCACCTCTGTATTAACAGGAGACTTATCTTCTGGTTTTGTGAGAGTAATAGCTTCAGGGGCTGCAATTGATGGAGGAGCCTCGGTAGGCTTCTGAGCATCCTGCTCTGCCTGCCAATTATCTTGGAACTCCTTCATCAACCTTTCTTCTTCCGAGACAGGCTTATTGGCAACTGGACCCTCGGCTCCGGTTTGCTGAATAGCCTCAAGAGGAGACGCCCCAGCATCGACCAGAGCTTGTGCCTGTGCTGATGGGGCTTCAGGAGCCGGAGCTGTTTCCGGCCCCTGTGCCTCAACAGACGCAGCCGGGGAAGGCGGCTGAGCCGGAGTTAAATTTTGTCTATCTTGGTCAGTCAAAGCAACTGGCTTGGAGCCGCTTGACTTGGCTTCTTCAATACGAGCGGAGCGTTCTGCCCCACTCATATCTTTGATTTCATCTATTGAATAACCATCCCCCATAAGGATTGCTGCATCTTGTTCAGGGACAATAGGAGCAGTAGCCTTGAACGGGTCAAATTCTACAGGGGTTAATTTTGTTCCACCAGCGGCAGTAGGTGCAACAGAAGGTATCTCAAGAGGGCCAGCAGGGCCAGCTGTAGCCGTTACTGTCTGCGGCTCTGTAAATTGGCCCGTCGCTGCCCCTGATACTTCAGGGAACAGTATTGGACGCAATTCAGGCGGTGCTGCTTCTGGAGTTTTATAAAACGACTTCATGTTGTCAAATGACATTTTGCCACCTGCAACAACGCCAGCCATAGCACCGCCAGATAACGCGCCAACCAACATATTATCGGCTACGTCTTTGCCTATTGTTACATTAGGGTCTTTGAGCAATGCAATTGCTTGAGCGTTTGAAAGAAGACCTTGAATGCCTTCCTGCAATCCTTCTTCACCAGAGTTTGCAAGGACAGTTCCGGCCCAGCGAGTAAACCCACCGCCTGATGCTTTTTCAAGGCGTTCAAACAAACGACCAATTGGAATAGCTTCAGTCGCACCGATACCAGCACCCGTAGCAAATGCAGCCCATTTACGCCAATTTTGATTAAGGCTTGGGTCTTCTTTTGCGCGACGTTCAGCATTTTGCCAACTTTGTTCCGATTGCGGCAATGAGCCAGCAATAGCTGTAGCCACTGGCATCGACAATGTAAGACCTTTTGACAAGACCCCACCAGTCAAAGCAAACGCCCCGGTAGAAGCAATACCTCCAACAAGTTTTTGGCTCAAATCATCACGACGAGCTTGATCTTCTTTAAACAAATTTTCAGTTGCGCCTTGCATACCAGAAACGCTTTTATTAACAGCTTCTGTCCCGACTTTCCCTAGTGGGGACAAAGCCAAACGCTGCACCGCACCAACTGTATTAATGCCTTGTTGGGCAAGAGTTTCACCCGCCGTTTCAGCGGAAGCTCTTGCAAGATTTAAAACTGGGGCAGGTTTATTTTGCTCTTCAACTCTTCTCGCTACTTGAGTCAAAGCAGTATCTTTGATTGCTTTCTCGTAATCGCCGCCCAAAAGGTTTCTAAACTCAGGCGGTGCAGATTGAACAATCTTGACAATCTCTTTTTGAGCAGCCATTTGCGTTTTTATATCAACGCT